ATGGCAATAGATTATAGTTCGTTAGGTGGTGGTGGTGGTGGTAATATAAATTATCAAAATGTTTGGCAAGGTGTTAATACTGGATTAGCTTCAATAGCAGGTTCATTTAGTGGTGCTGGAACTATGGCTAACTTTGTAACTCCTTTCAATTTATATATTGGTGCTGCTAACAGATTCCTTTACCTGTACCATCCGTTCGCAGGCAATATCTGTAATGCTGGCATATTCTCATCAGTCTTAACTGCAACTCAAATTAAATCCATCATGTATAAAGACTATTCAGGTTTAACTACTTCAGAGAAAACAAATTTAGTATCATGGTGGAATCTTAGTGCCCTCCATGCAGATGGTTCTACTGTTGTAGATTCACATGGTTCAAACAATGGGACACTTTCATAATGCCAGCTACTATACAAACACCCAACAAACCATTACACCCAAGAGTATTAGATACCTCTGGCAACAATAACCATGGCACTCCATATACAGGTCAAGCATTAGAGTTTGATGGGGTTGCAGATGAGATTAATATTGATGGCACATTTCTTGGAGATTTAAGTCAATTCACTATGGCTATGTGGATAAATTTTCCAGTAGCTCCGACTGCTAATTATGGAACATGTTTTTACATAGGTGACACTAATTATAACAATAATGACCAATATGCATATTTTGGTACAAATACATCTAATAGTATAATTGATTTTGGTATTAATAAAAATGGTGGTGGTGTTAGAAACCATTTAAATATATCATCAGGGGCTATTAGTACTGACACATGGTATAGATTTGTTGGTGTGTATGATGGGGCTAGCGATAAAATATTATTATATATAAATGGAGTTTTAATTACTACTGATACTCCTTCCGATGCAGGTTGGACTGCTGGAGATGCTGTAGACTTCAGCCATGCAGATACTGATGTACATATAGGTGGTGGTACTAGGCTTGGGGCATATTTAAATTTTCTAGCTAGTGATGCACAATTCTGGGCAAGTTCATGGACAGCATCTGATGTAGCCTACGACTATCTCAACCCTGAAAGACTAGCCTTAGATAATCCTGGTACTTCCCTCACTTATTCAGACCTTAAACTATGGTATCCTATGCAGGATGGACATAGAGGTCAACAATCCTTTTTATTGGATGGTGCTAATAGTACAGGATTAGGTGATGATTTGGCAAGTAGTTTGACTTGGG